CTTGACAACCACAGCGGTCACAATTTCAGGTTCTTCTGATATCCCATTTGCGATCTACAACGCTGGCGACACTTCTCCATTGTTCATGGTTGATTCGTCTAGTTCTTGGGATGGTGCTCCTCGCGTTACCATTAGACAAGCAAATGACCATGGACAGGAAGATACTGCTTATCCAGCAACAGTCAACACTGACGGCGCTGTTCGCGGTGTGTTCCACGTTGAAAAGGAAATGAGTGAGGGCGATTATGATTCTTCCACAGAAGAAAACATGCCTCTCATCTCAGCATTCGCAATCGGTGATGGCACCTCGGGCGGATCGGCAGCAACTGGTGGTGATGCAATCGTTCGCCTGGTTTCTTGGGGCGGCGATTCAAAAATCCAATTGTATGCTTCTGCTGATACTTATGACGCAACTGCTATCGGAGGAAAGCGCCCACTTTCCGGACAGACACTTGGTGCGATTGAGATGGGTGGTTATGCGACAAACCAAGGACCACTCCCAGCAGCATGGATGCGTGTTGTTGCAGCCGAAACTTGGTCATACACCAATACAAACGGAACAATCTTCCAGTTTAGAAGTACTCGCGAAGGTTCAGGCAACGGATACTCCCAAGGCGGCATTGATCACATCGTTCAAATGAGCCACAATAGAGGATTCAATGCTATTGCTCCTCCTGTTGCTTATGCTGCTACGGCTTCCATGCTCGTGCTCAATGCTAATCAGACAAATGATGGCTGGGCATCTTACATGTTCGCTGCCGACCATAGTAATGGCAGAATGGTTATGTATGTCAAAGAACCAGATACAACCATTCAAACAATCAGCTTGCCATACTCAATTGGCGATGATGTTCAGACACTCAATAGTGAGTTGTCAACACTTAGCGGTTCTGTTTCGACAAATGCTTCTAACATTTCTTCGAACAGCACGACAATCGCTTCCAATGAGAGCATCATCGAACAAATCCGTGATGCAGTCAACGCCGCAACCGATGGTAATGACTTGTTGAGCAGACTTCAGTCCCAAGTCTCTTGGCCAACCTAAGATAAACGGCTAAGATAATAGCAGCCTCCCCTGGGCACCTCCAGGGGGGGTTTCTTATTTGTGAGACTATTTATTGCCAAGGAGGTCTATAAAATGACTGAACACATTAGAAAGGCAACAGAGAAGGCTACCGAGGTAACAATGGCTGCTGTCGACAGAACACTTGAAAAGGTTATTTCTCGCAAGCTTACAGTTTGGATTGTCGCAACACTTCTTATGTTTAATGCGAACATTGAGTCCGAGCATTGGTTATACCTTAGTGCCCTTTACATCGGTGGTCAATCTGTTATTGATGCTATCGTCAAACTTAAGAACGGATAATGATTAATATTGATTTTGCCAGCTTAGCAAAAACAATTGGCACATTCCTTACCAAAAACTGGCAAGGGGTGTGTCTCGTTATTGCTTTGGCTTTCATCGTTTTGACAAGAAACGATTATGCTTCTCTCAAAAAGAGTATGGATGCGATGTCTGAAAGCTATGAAGAGCAAATCCAGAAACTCCAAGAGATTCACATAGAAGAGTTGAGAAGAAAAGAAGAAGCAATCTTGAACTATCAAAAAGAAATCGAAGATTTAAACAAGAAATACACTGAAGCCAGCGAAGAGTTGGAGAAAAGCAAAGAAGAAAAGAAAGAAGAGTTCAAAAATGACTTCAAAAACAAACCAAGCAAGATTATTGATGAACTTGAACAAAGATTTGGAATAAAATATGTTGACTAATCTATTAAAGTGTGTTATATTCTTATTGTTGTCGGTAACTTCTTTTGCTGACGATGGCAAATTCACTTTTGTTGAGAGAGGAAACATCTGCCCGTTCGATGGAATGCTTTTAAACGAAGACGCTGTTGCTGAAATCTTGGCAAACGACGAGTTTTTGAAGCAGAAATGCGAACTTGACAAAAAGTTTGAACTCAATAAGCAAGAAACAGAGTTTAAGTTGAAAATAGAACAACTCCAGATTACATTCGATGCTCAAAAAGAAAGAGACAAAGCCATTATTGAGGCAAAGACAAAAGAAATCGAGAAACTAAACGATATTATTAAGAAAAAGCCAGGAAGAAATGCTGTTGCTTGGGCAATCATTGGAGGATTCGCAGCAGGCACAGTAGGAACAATTAGTATAGTCTATGCAGTAAACCAGGTGAGTCAATGAAGAAAGATTTAAACGAAATTGCTAAATACGAAATCGCCATTTCAAAGAAATATGGCAAAGAAGCAATAAGGCATCCCAAAGCAGATTGGGATGATGAAAAAGAGAGAGAATACCAAAAACAAATCAAAGATTTATACCAAAAAGAGCTTCGCCAAGCAGAGCGAGACGAAAAGGTAGAAATTGATGGTGTTTTAGTATCAAAAAAACTAATTAATAAGGACGACAACAGGGTTTGCCCCACATGTCACACTTATTCGTTCAGTTTACGTGATGATGTGTATATGACAAAGTTTGATTGTTGCTTTAAATGCTACATTCAGTGGGTTGAAGGTCGAGAAGAACGGTGGAAAACCGGATGGAGACCAGGAGATAAATAAATGGCTACAACACTAGAGATCATTCAAGGAATTTCACAAGCGGCAGCAAACGCTTATGATGGTGCTCATGACGAGCGCTTTGTCGATGGCGAAGCAAAGAAGATTGGCTTGGCTAGAGAAGAAGGCTGCCCAATTATTGACTCAAGAGTCTCCGATGGCTTCGGTGTTAAGCTTATCGGCAACATGCTTCAAATCAACTATGAAGCAAATGTTCGCCTCAAGGATGTTTATGCAGGAAGATTCGAAGAAGAATGCGAGTTAAAGCTTCAGCAAATCGCAAACTTCCTCACAAAAGAATACAGAGCAATCACAGGTAGTGCTCTTACTCTCACACCAGAAGGTGAATGCACTTGTATCGTTCAAAACACAAGTCGTGTTAGAACATTCGTCATGGCTCACAGGCTTTTCAAGGTTGCTCAGTTGACACAAGTCGACACACTTGGAGAAGCAGTCACTAATCCAATGGATGTTAATTTTCAGAAGTTCTTGAAAGAGGGCTCATTCGAATAAGAAGGAAGAATGTCTTATAAGCTATCCAAAAAAGAGATAGTAAAAGAAATCGTCAAATGCGGTAAAGACCCGGTTTACTTTACAAACAACTATGCGAGAATTTCGCACCCTATTAAGGGACTAATTCCCTTTAAGACCTATCCGTATCAAGCGGACTTGCTGCAAGATTTCAACGATTATCGATTTACAGTTATCCTAAAAGCACGTCAGCTTGGTATTTCTACAATTGCCGCAGCGTATATTGTTTGGCTGATGCTTTTCTATCGAGATAAGAATATCTTGGTTATGGCTACAAAGTTTGCAACCGCAGCAAACTTGGTCAAGAAGGTCAAAGCTATCATGAAAAACCTTCCAGAATGGCTCGTATTAGCGGAAATATCAATTGACAACCGTGCATCGTTTGAACTCTCAAACGGCTCTCAAATCAAGGCTGCGAGCACTTCAGGGGACGCTGGGCGTTCGGAAGCCCTTTCTCTTCTGGTGCTTGATGAGGCTGCTCACATTGACAACCTTGAAGAGTTATGGGCCGGACTTTATCCTACAATTTCTACTGGTGGTCGTTGTATTGCCTTGAGCACGCCGAATGGTGTTGGTAACTGGTTTCACAAAACTTATGTTGAAGCGGAAGAATCAGCAAATGATTTTCACCCAGTAATCCTCCCATGGGACATTCACCCAGAACGAGACCAAGAATGGTTTGAACGAGAAACCAGAAACATGTCTCGAAGGGAGATTGCCCAAGAGCTTCAGTGCAACTTCAATACTTCTGGCGATAGTGTTATTCACCCAGAAGACATCACCTATCTTGAAGAACAAGTTTCAGAGCCGAAATATAGAACTGGATTTGATAGAAACCTTTGGATTTGGGAGCAATACAATAATGAGAACACTTACTTACTTATTGCTGATGTGGCGAGAGGTGACGGTGCAGACTTTTCTGTTTTCCATGTTATAAAACTAGAAACAATGGAAGTAGTCGCCGAATACCAAGGCAAACCTAGCTTGGATCTGTACGCAGACATCCTCAACTCAACTGGTAAAGAGTTTGGAAATTGCTTACTCGTTGTTGAGAACGTCGGCATTGG